GATTCTGACCCGCTATCAGTACAAGAGTGACCTGTTCGGCGACAGCAATGACGCGATGAAGGCCACGCTGGATCTGATCGAGATGCAGCGCCAGGGCATCATCGAGGGCATCCGAACAGCGCCACATACCGGTGGAGCGCGCAGAGCGACAACTGGGCGACGGATGAAGACCTGGCTAGCGAGATGGAACGGTTCAACAAGTTCACGTTCCAGAACAAGAAGACCTCCGGCGGCCTGGTGCTTTTCCCGAACACCTACACGAACGTGCAGCAGGTGAAGCAGGACGCCTACAAAGTGGATCCTGACCAGCAGAACCTGATCAAGCAGAACGTGTTCGATTACTTCGCCGTGAACGAGGACATCATCCAGAACAAAGCGTTCGGCGATGCCTGGCTGGCGTTTTATGAAGGCGCGGTCGAGTGGCTTGCGATCCAGCTGAGCGACGTGATGACCAGGATGTTCTTCACGGAGCGGGAGCGGCAGTTCGGCAACCGGATCTTCTTCACGAGCAACCGGCTGCAGTACATGTCGAACGCCGACAAGATGAACGCGATCAGCCAGATGGCGGACCGCGGGCTCATGACCCGGAACGAGCTGAGGGAGATCCTGAACCTTGCTCCGCTGCCGGAACCGTACGGATCACAGATCCCGGCCCGCGGCGAGTATTACGACATCACGAACCCGCCTGAAGACAAGACGGCGGACGAACCTGACGGAGGTGACACTGATGGACAATAAAGAAACCAGAGCCTTCAACTTTGAGGTGAGGGCGGAGGAAAACGAACAGCACGGCACGTTTATCACCGGCACGCCGATCGTGTTCGAGCAGGCGACGGACATGGGCTGGTTCCAGGAGACGATCAGCCGGGACGCGCTGGCGAACACCGACCTGAAGGACGTCCGGTTCCTGGTGGGACATAACACGAGCATGATCCCGCTTGCCCGCAGCCGGAACAACAACGAGAACAGCACCATGCAGCTGACGGTGAACGAAGGCGGCATGGACATCCGCGTGGATCTGGACACAGAGAACAACGCGGAAGCGAGAGCCCTTTACTCCGCTGTCAAACGCGGGGACATGACCGGTATGTCCTTCATGTTTGTGGTGGATAAGGATAGCTGGGAAGACATTGAGAGCGATTACCCGAAGCGCCGCGTGGAGAGCATCTCCCGCGTGCTGGAGGTTTCGGCCGTGGCTTTCCCGGCATACCCGCAGACCTCTATACAGGCTGCTTCCGAAGACGGTGCGCTGGACAGCGCGCACGCCTCGCTGGAGAGCGCAAGGCAGCAGCTGAAAGAAGAGCGCGAGCGGCAGGCCGAAGACGAACGCCGGACGGCGGCTCTGGAGCGGCTGAACAATCTTATCGGAGGGATCAAAAAATGAATGATCTGACCCAGAAGACCGTGGAAGAGCTCGAAGCTCGTCAGGCGGAGATCGCCGGCGAGAACCGGGACGAAATGACCACGGAAGACATCGAAGCGCGGGCCGGAGAGCTCGAAGCCATACAGGCTGAGCTGGAAGCCCGCAAGGCTGCCGCCCTGAAGGCGGAAGAAGAGCGCAAGGCTGTTGAAGCCGGCGCCGGTGAAACCAAAGAAGAATTTAAACAGGAGGAAAAGAAAATGGAAGTTTCCGAAATCCGCAACAGCCCCGAATACCTGGAGGCTTATGCCAACTACATCCGCAGCGGCCATGACAACGAGTGCCGCACCGTGCTGCTGAGCAAGAACGCGCCCGCGTCCGGCCAGCTGCCCGTCCCGGACATGGTCGAAGCGACCATCAAGACCGCCTGGGAAAAGAACGAGTTCCTGAACAAGATCAAGAAGACCTACTTCCGCGGCAACCTGCGCGTGCCCTTTGAGCTGAGCGCGACCGGCGCCTGGAAGCACGTTGAAGGCACCACGGGCCTGACAGAGGAAGAAATCACCATCGGCATCGTGCAGCTGATCCCCGCGAACATCAAAAAGCTGGTCCGCGTGACGGATGAGTGCATCACGATGGGCGGCGAGGAATTCATCCGCTACATCTACGATGAAGTGACCTACCAGATCCTGAAGGAACTGGTGAAGGAAATCATCGACAAGATCGACGATGCCAGCACCAGCAACAGCTCTTCCGCCATCGGCATCCCGAAGGTGAAGGTTGCCCCCGGCCTTGTGGTTCTGGCCAACGCCGCCACCAACCTGAGCGAGGACGCGACCGACCTGTGCGTCGTGCTGAACCGCCTGACCGAAGCGAAGTTCAACACCGCGTACGCCGCCGGCCAGTTCGCGATCGATCCCTTCGCGGGCTTTACCAAGGTGTACTGCTCTGCCCTGCCGGCCTATGACACCGCCAGCGAAAACGACATGTACGCCATCGTGGGCGACCTGAGCGCCATCCAGGTGAACTATCCCGAAGGCGAAGGCCTGGTTATCAAGTGGGACGACATGAGCGAATCGGAAGACGACCTGGTGAAGGTTGTCGGCCGTCAGTATTCCGGCTTCGGCGTGACCGCTCCCGGCCGCCTGGTCAAGCTCACCAAGCCCGGTGCCTGATGAAGGCAAAACTGCTGCGGGATTGCAAACCGTTCGGAAGGACCGGGGAGATCGTTGAGGTTTCCCCGGCCCATTTTGAATGGCTGGAATCCCTCGGATACGCCGTGCCGGTGACGGAAGCCAGGGAGCGGGCGGAAGCACCACAGGCTGAGAAGCCTGCAGAAAAGACGGCGGCGAAGAAAACAACCAAATCCTCCGCAAAAAAGTAAATACTCATGCGGATTTGAAAGGAAGCAATGAAACATGAAACTGATGGTGGCTGTGCCGACGGTGGACTATGTCCACGCGGAGTTCCTCAAGAGTTTATCGAGATTATGCCTGCAGCTTGGCAAGGACGGTATCGACGCGGAGGTTGAGATCTGCGCGGCGTCTCTGGTGTATATCGCCAGGAACAGACTGGCGCATCTGGCCATCCAGCGCGAATGCACGCATGTACTGTGGATTGACGCGGACATGACGTTTGAACCGGACATCCTTGACAGCCTGCTGTGGTGCGGAAAGGACATGGTTTGCGGTGCTTTTGTGGGAAGGCGGCCCAAATACAGTCCATGTGTCTATACGTCAATCGAAGATCCGGGAAACATGAAGCCGGTGGAAAACTTCGGCGTGGAACCGTTCCGTGTTGACGGATGCGGTTTTGCTTTGGTGCTGACAAGCGTAAGCCTGCTGAAGGATGTGTGGGACAGGTTCGGGACCTGCTTCCGGCCGAACGAGGATTACAGTGAGGACCTGGCATTCTGCGACCGGGTGAAAAAGATCGGCGGGGAAATCTGGTGCGAGCCGACGGCAAGGGTCGGGCACCTGGCCATCGTGCCGGTGTATCCCGGCGAGCATCTCTTCGGAGGTGGCGAGGGATGATCCGCGTACTGATCGCCGCGCCGCTGCGGCAGGATCCGAAGATCTTCGAGGAATACCAGAAGGGGCTGGACAGCCTCATCATACCGGACGGCGTAAGCGTCGACCGGTTTTTTGTTGTGAACGACTGCCCGGAGGTGATCCCGTATATCCGGGACGCTGAGTATGTCGAGATCAACAGCGACAACGTAACGATGTACCAGAACCACCTGTGGACGGGTGAACTGGTCGGCAACATGGCAACCTACCGGAACCTGACGATCCGGAAGGCGCTGGATGGCGGGTATGATTACCTGCTCAGCGTGGACACGGACCTGGTGCTGGAACCGCACACCCTTGAATACCTGCTGAAGGCGGACAAGGACTGCGTGGCCGGGCTGTTCTGGACGAACGGCTGGAGCAACGCGTGGATGTACGACCAATGCGCCGTGAACAACTTGCCGGAATGGCATGTGCCCGGCACATACCAGGTTGGCGGCACCGGGGCGCTGTTTCTGATCAAGCGGAAGGTGCTTGAGGCGGGCGTTGACTACTCGCCTATTCCGAACCTGCGGAAAGCTGTGTTCGGCGAGGACAGGTACTTCTGTATCAGGGCGGTGTGCCACGGGTTCGAGATCTGGATCGACAGCCACTGCTACCCGGTACATCTTTACAAGGAACAGGACTACAGAAACTACATGGCGGGAGAGGTGAAACCATGTTTCAGGAAGTGA